TTCTAGACCTTGATATATAAGGGGTTAATGATGTTTCTTACATCATGCCGCCCATGTAGTGGTACGTTTTAAAAGATTATAATCATTAATAATAATTATTGATTTATTTACGTTTTGGTAAAAATGCAATTTCTTTTTTATATATATTTATATTAGTTTATATATTTTATAAGGTCAATCACAAGGTCAGTTTTTTAAATTTATTTCCATTTCTTTTGCACTCTGGACACGGAATTAAATTTTTGGTTCCGGCAATAAACATATCCTCACCATTACAAAGATCACACTTGCTTTTATCAGCAGTCAATTTAATCTTGTTTTTGATCTCGGTATTTACTCCGGAGAACTTTACTTCTAAACCAAAAACATTAATAATCCCACGGTTCTTCATGTCCTTCATTTGCTTATTCAATTCATAGCCTATCATGAGTCCAACGATGAGCCCCAACCAAAACATTCTGAACACCCTTTTTTATTTTTATTATGCCCTTTGGAGCTCTTTTTTATTACTTTCAAGTGGTGCCGGGAGCTTAGTTATGAATTTCCCGTATCCATCACTGCTCTTTATTAAATTCAATGAGTGGTATCGTTTCAACCTCAATAGATCATCAAGCTCAAATGGATATAATTCATCTTTCAATTCAGCATAGTTCTGTTTATCACACCCGGAAATAAGCATATATGAAGCGCTGGCCGAACGTAATTCCTCTCGAATGTGTTTAATCTGGTTTAGGTAATGGCAGCTAATAATGGGCTTAATGTTAAATTTAGGCAGCCTACTCAATTTTGTTGTTAGGAATTTTTCTGTGGTTTGGACCTGATAAAGTTCGTCGATAACTAGATTGACCTTTTTCATCTCATCCCTTTTATACATTGATTTTCTTATCTGCAGAGCCATCCATATTTTTGTGATCCAGTAAGTGGAATACACGTCTTTTTCATTGTCAGTCGTAAACATGTGCTCCGGCATCTTAATACAAATCAACTGGCTTTTCTGCATTTCTTCTACTAAATTAATATTGTTTTCAGTAGACTTTTTCAACATGAGCTCCATATAGGTGTTAGCCTTCAGTTTATTCAATCGGTCGATGATACCAACGATTAGATTTAATTTCGTGCCCACCACGTTACCTTCTTTATCTAATTCGTCTAATTCGAACAAACTCTGAATATACTCTAACAAATTGTCTTTTTGATTATCGGGAATATCATTAATGTAGCCATGTCTGGTACTGTCATCTTGTAGCACTTGGAAAACATCACGAATACTACCGTTATTTATAAAAGTAACTAGTGCTGCAGCTACAAGATAACGTTCCATTTTAGGGGATAGATGGGTTTCTGAAGTGTTTATAGAATTAATCAGTGTCATTAATTGTGTGGTTTGCTTTTTCGCATTATCATATTGGACGAATGGATCCTCATGGAAACCAGCTTCATTGTAACCAAGACCTTGCAATTTTTCGAAATCATCACATTCGATATTTAATACTTTGTTGTCAGGGTAAAGCGCAGAAACCTCGTCACTTAGTTCACAATTCCCAATATAATCGAAAATGATTGTGCACTCATCGTTCTCGATGCTATCATATGATAGATTTCCAATCAAAGTAGATTTACCGGAACGGTTCGGCCCGATTAGAATGAGAGAAAGATACTTAAATTCCTTATCTGTACTTAGATAAGCAGGTTGTTCATTTCCTCTAAAAGTATTGGTGCCTATCCGCATAGTACCGTTTCGGAGTTCTTCAGGAACCGTTGTTTCTTGCGTTTCAACTTTATCAATAAACGGGTATTTTTCAAGTATGCTCTTACCGGGAAGTGATATGAAATGTTGCGCTTCCCCATCACTCACTTTGTTGATTTCAACTCCTGGTATTATTCTTGACTGAATATCAAACTTTCCGTTATATGGTTTATCCACTAGTCTGTTATCTTCACTTACCGACTCAAAGCTTTGTGTTAAACTTTTAATATTATTTCTCTTTCTAACAGAATCATCACTGTCACTCATAATTAATATTTGAGTGTTCAATATATGTGAGTGCACTTTCTTTTCTGTGTGCTCACTTACTTTTCTTCCGCCGTTCAATCGGTCCACAATACTTTCTAATAGACTTTCATTGTTGACTTTACGCTCCCCAACAAGGGCCTCGCTCAAATTATTCAGAAGTCCATCGATTAGGCTAAATACATATTTGAATATAAATGCAGCCCCTGTTTTATCCCTTTCAACAGGTAACCCATTTTTCACTTTCTCCATTGTGTTTCTGTGAGAATGCTTGAAACTACCTTGAGATGTTGGGATGAAATTATAAAGGATACCTACCTTATCGCCCTCCTCAAGTACATCTATAATATTGAGATTACTATCCAGTAAGTCATTTTCCCTCCTATCGATTCTTAAGCTTAATGGATCCTCTTTTTCATAAACCAATTGTCTTTTATTGGAGCCCTCACTGAATTGCGGAATTTCCTCAACTTCCTCAAGCGTAACATTCCCCCAAGCGTCGCTAAAACGTTCCTTCAATATGCTTAAGTGCTGTTCGGGGATGATGAAATAAAATTCTGCCTTCTGCTTTTCAATATACACGTAATAAGCAATTTTCCCTTGTCTGTCGAAATTCCACTTAGTACCGACAAAGAACTCTTTCCCCAGTGCTTGAATTACCTTTTCTTCCTCTTTTTTGATGTTATACCAAACACTTTTATAAAGTGAAGCTATTGTTCTAGCGATTAGGTGTGTATTATTATTTCTAATAGAGTTGTTGGGTTTTAGTTTAATATATACATATTTTGGCTTCGTTACCTGTAAAACATTCGATATTTTTACTTTTCTCAAATTAAGTCCCCCTTAACCTAAAATGAATTGGATCAGAAAATGAACTAAAAGCAAAAGGCTTAACCACTGACCAGCTTTTTTAAAACCAGTTACAACCTTTACAATGATTAATATTCCACCTCCTAACAACGCCGCCGAATAACTTAAATCTACAATCACCGTGGCTAATGCTTTGAGAAATTCCGCAATGACATCCGTGAAAAACTCTTGAGCACCCTCTTTGAATGATTCCATGGCCAAATCCATTTGACCTGACAAATCCCACCAAGGGATATTCGCTGGCGCACTCATTACTGAAGTAAGAGGAGGTGTTGAAACCTCAGCTAATTCTTGACCATTTATTTTTATGATCATGCAAACACGTCCTCGACTTGATCAAGCCCCCAAGGAAGCCCCCATAAAATCAAATAAACAATAAGGTAGGAGAAAAATCCTTTCTTAGCTCCGTCAAAATCCTCTTTCAGCGCTTTATTGATTGTATCCCATCCGCCCTTCAAGACGATTGCCCACTTTCCAAAAACAAGCAATTTATCGAAATAAAGTTCCCTTGCTTTTGCGTCGATACCAGTAGTACTTGCAAAGGCGTAATCAGCGCTTAGAATTAAAACTGCAGTTGTTAACCCAGCTATACGAATCATCATTTTTTTATTGTCAATGCGTTTAACTTCATTTTTCTTACCATTCATAAACTCTTGTATGGACATACTTTGAGTTTTCATAAGAAATCTCCTCCTAAATATTTTTAAAATTAAGCAAAAACAGGCATATTTCCAGTTGTCTGCGCATAAGCTGACAGTGATGAACGTCAGCGTCCTTGGCGTTCTTTTCGTCATTTTTAGAGAGTTACCTTGATACCTCCATTACCTTTAGATGATATCCTCCTTACATCTTCATTTTTTTGAGTATGATATTCACGATCGACAAGTCTTTTTATAAATCCACTTGCGTTTCTCCTTTTCCCATTAGGTAGTCTGGTTAAATAATCGTACAACCTCTTTTGTTCAGGATCCTCTAAATTGAAAGAAACAGGAACATTCTTCATTTTCATATCATCTACATCCTTTCTAAATGATGTTTGCATTTACATATCACTTACTTGATACATAGATATTAACTACGGCTTGTACATTATGTTACTTTTTTTCCTTAAGTTTAAATTTGCCCATTTTGGTCAAGCCTAGTGATAGCAGATTATCACTAGGAGGGTAATAAGATGAGCCTTTTTGGATTAGGGAAACCAAGAACTAAATTCGGAAAATGGATTGACAGAGAGGATATCGAACAAATTGAATTAGAAAAGAAAAGTGGATTGAGCAGGAGAACAGTAAGTAGAATGTGTAACGATAAGGAATATTCGCCGAAATACTCAACATTCCATAAGTTGCAAAAGGGGTTAGATAAGATGGGTTATGATGTGGATTATGAGGACTTCTGGTAAATAGAAAAAAACCCAAGTTCGTTAAAACCTGGGCTTAGTTAATTATTATTTAACTCTTAACTTTTGGCCAACTTGAATCAGGTTGGCGTTTTTAAGGTTGTTCCAAGACTTAATCTGACTAGTAGTGGATCCGTACTTTTGTGCTAATTCCGAGACCGTATCGCCACTTTTAACAGTATGATATTCCTTAGAAGGTTTCGGACTGGTCCCGGAAGGGATGGTTAATTTCTGGCCAACCCTAATTAGATTTGCATTCTTAATATCGTTGGCGTTTTGCAACTGTTTAACGGTAGTTCCGTGATTTTGAGCAATCTCACTTAAAGTGTCCCCGGATTTAACCGTGTAGGTTTTTGAACTGGTTGTAGAAACACTACCGGATACCTTTAATTTTTGCCCAACTCTAATTAGGTTTTTGTTTTTGATACCGTTGAGAGATGCGAGCTTATCGACTGTAGTGTTAAACTTCTCAGCTATACCGCTCAATGTGTCCCCAGATTTCACGGTGTACGTTCCATCACTTGATGTTGGTTTCTTTTTGTTGTCAGACGGATTAATCCAACTACCCGGAACACCATCTTTTGATGTGACGTTAATCATTCCATTTGATTTTTTATACACATAATAAGAACCAGATTTAACGGTCGTCGCTTTATTGCTGCGTTTCTTGGCATCTCCTGCTGTTTTATATCCTGAAATAGAAGTGACTACTTGGTACTTTTCGCTTTTCTTCTTAGGGATAGAAATGCCGGCTTCTTTGTCCCACTCATAAAGATCATACTGCTCAATTAATCGAATTAATTTATTTGCATACTGTTTATCAGTTGCATAACCGGAATTTTGAAGCTCTTTAGCTTGCTTCTTATAATCTTTTTCTCCGATAACTGTTGCATAATTTTTTTCTCGCCATGGAGTAGAAGTGAAGAATGTACCATGATCTTCTACAGAATCAGACCACGATTCATACTTACGGAAATATGCTTTTACAGTGAACTCGTTTCCGTTTTTGTCCTGCTCTTTAGTCTCGACAAGATATTTATCGCCTTTCCATCCGTCACTAGCTTTGACGCCAAATAGGTTATTTGCTTTTACTGCTAGTTCTGATTTACCCCAATTACTTTCAAGGATTGCTTGTGCTGCAGAAACAGAAGGTAAGATACCGTATTTCTTCCACCCTTCGATTGCTCCATCTTTAAGAAAGTTAATGAATTCATCTTGGCTAACAAGATTTTTAACTTTTTCCTTGGAGTCGGATTTTCCTTTTCGTTTTAATTCTTTGTACTCAGCGAATCTCTTGGCCACATTTTTTCCAGCTTCATAAAGTTTGTCCGAATCACGCAACACTTTAATGTCGATTACCGAGTCCATGAATCCGCCTTCTGTGAGGATTGTAGGCATATTGGAGTTTTTTATAATATACAGATGGTTTCCTCGTTTGATGCCACGGTCACGAAGTCCATAAACTTCTAACATCGCATCTTGAACAAGCTGAGCGACTCTCTTGCTTTCTGGATTTCCTTGCCAGTAAAATGTTTCCGTTCCTGTGTGGTCACCCCATACACCCCTTAAAGCATTATGGTGGAACGAAAACCAATAGTCAGCCCCCCAACTGTTAGCCTCTTTTACACGGTCTCTTAAAGGAATGTCCTCATAACCGTCTGATACATCATCGTCATCTACACGTCTAATTTGAACGCCTTCATATTTACTTAATTCATCAACAAAACCATCGGCAACAATATCATTGAAATCCCATTCGTATTCCCCATCTGGTGTTCTTTTACCCGGCGTTGTACCACCACCGCCATGACCTGCACCTGCAACGATTTTCAAAACTTCGGCCATTGTACACCTCTCCTTTTTAAAAAAATAAAAGACACCTCAATGAGATGTCTTATTTAGTGAGTTTTTCTTTTTGTAATACTTCCTTCTGTTTCTTACCTTTGGCTGTGACATAGTTATTCTTAAACCATGCGATTGCTGCAGCGATGAAAGTAAATACTGTTGCCAGAATTTCACCCCACAATTCCTCTGCGCCCGGAATAGGGTTAAGTCCAGCAGTTACTAAAAACTGGTTTACCAAGGCAATGATCAAGACGATTGTACGAATCAAAGTACCTTTATCCATGTCTGATTACACCTCCTTCCAATTTGCTATCCAATTTATCAATTCGTTTGTGTGCTTGTTTGGAACTTTCGTCAACCCTAGCCAACTCTTCCCTCATATCATTTATTCGTTTTTCGTTGGCTTTTAGATCGATTCTTATGTCATCAACACCACGACTGATGTAATCAAGTTGCGTCTCGAATTTGGCATCTTGATGAGATTCGTCTTTTACTTCCTTCTGCTTTTTATTAGCTTCTTCTCTTGCGATTTGTTCCTTTTTTCTTGCTTCCTCTCTTGCTATTTGTTCTTTTTTCAACTGTTGATTTGTTCTATTAACTTGGTAGCCAAGAACACCAAGAACAGCAGTAATTACGGAAAAAATCACTCCCAATTCAATCGTCACTGGATTCCACTCCCCTTCAAAAAGCGTAAAAAAATAACACCTGCCTATAGGTGCTCTTCTAACAATGAATTTATTGCATTTTCTTGTTCGGCATTTTCGTTGATGAGCCGAATAATGGCTTCATTTTGCTTAGAAATTTCTTGTTCGTAATGATTTATTAAATCAAGTAATTCTTTGTATGCATCACTAGTCACTACGCCACCTTCTTGCTGTCTTCTAAATTTCGAACTAACACTAAGTCTTTTATTATCTTCGACCTCAAATTATAGCAATCAGCATGTTGCATCATGCCTAAATAGGACATAAGAGTAGAATGCACTTCATCAGCGTTCACCTCCCCTCGAGCGAATGCATTTTTAAGATACTTTAATCTTGCTTTCATTTTCTTGGATGTTTTCTTACTCAATCTACGGTGTGTTGGCCAGATTCTAAAACCAACATAATCCAATCCATCATTAATAGGGCGAATAGCTGTTTTGTTATTAAGCTGCAACTTTAATTCAATGGATAAAAATACCTCAATTTCCTGTAGAATCCTATGTAATTCACTTTTATCTTGATGTAAAATTACCACGTCATCCATATAACGGATGTAATGTCGGAGCTTCATATCATGCTTTGCGTATTGGTCTAGTTCATTCATATACAAATTAGCAAATAATTGACTGACCAAATTTCCAATAGGCATTCCGATATCAAAAATACGGTTTTCTTCAAACCAGTGATCACCTAAAGGAACCCCAAAAGGTGTATCTTCGGAACGTATTATTTTATTTAGTAGCCACAGTAAGTCCTTGTCATTTATTTTTCGTTCTAAGATGTTTAACAGAACATCATGATCGATACGATAAAAATATTTTGAAATGTCCAGTTTCAGATAATATGGATTCTTGTGGCTTCTCACCAATTTTCTTTCCCAATATTGAACCCTATCAGCTGCACGTTGTGTGCCTTTTTCTTTTCGACAAGCATATGAATCCATAATGAATTGCCTGTCCAATAGTGGCTCTAATACTTGGTAAACAGCCCATTGAACAACTCTATCTCGAAATGGTAGAGCCATAATTAAACGTTTCTTTGGTTCGTGTACATAGAATTCTCTGTATTTACCAATTTCATATGTTTTATAGAGCAACTCATTATGAATTTGAATTAGATTTCCTTCTACGTTATGACTAAATTCGAGAACCTCTCCCCTGAATCGTTTACCTTTCCTAGCATTCAAGTAAGCGTTCCATAAATTCTCATAATCGATGATTTGTTCATAAAGATGTTTAAACCTTTTCATTTTTATTTCTGTCTCCAATGAATATAGTGTGTTGATTGTATTACTCTTCGCTGTATTCGCTACTAACTAATTCATCAACAATTCAATTTTTCGGCCCGTGAGCCGGGGAAGTAAACCCGTTTTCAATCGTACTGCCAACAAGGGCGTTGCCCTTGAAGTTTCTTGACGTAGAGAACCAGCGCAGAGCGAAACCCGATGTTCGAATTCGAGTTCGAACGATGGTTGTTCAGGTTCAGATAGAACACACCGGCATTAGCACCATTGTTCCAATTGCCACCCCGTAGAGGAATACGCTCACGTAAATGGTCTACTCCCCAATGAAACTATTTATTTGTGGATTTTATCCAACCGCCTAGCATTTTTCCTATTTCATTAATTTTTCTTGACCAATTTTCATATTGTTTGAATGGTAAAAAACCTAAACTATTTGCTAATCGAATGAGATAGCGCAGATTATCTATTTCGATATCAATATCTTGCAAAGTAGTTTTCTTGAAATAACGTTTATTTGCTCGAATGATTAACCTTAAAAGTTCATACATACTTCTTTTGGTTTCTGCTGCAAGCGTGTGCCGTTCCGATTTCGGATATTGCCTTAAAGCGACGTATCCATATTCAATCATGTCGTAACATCTTTGCAGTATTTTCAAATCTTCTTTAACAGCCATAGGTATCTCCTTAAATTAAGAAAATATATAGAGCCTGCTATCGCAGGCTCTAACAGATTATCAGTTTGTCAGATTCCAGAACTCATAAAACCAGCGCAGAGCGAAACCCGAGGCTCGAAAACGAGTTCGAACGATGGTTGTTCAGGTTCAGACAGAACACACCGGCAGCAGCACCACGGTCCCAACCGCCGCCCCGTAGAGGAATACGCTCACCATAGTTACGAACATATAAGTAGTCGCCTCCATGGTCCCCTTCTCCTGGAGCAATCGCTAGATATTTTAATAACTCTGGCGTTGTATATCCAGCAGCAGTCGGCAAGCCTTCGAATGTCCTGTTTTTATATTCGTTATAAGCATCAGATGATAGATCATCCGGGTTCATAGAAGTTGTAACTTGATTATTTAGCACTAAACTTCCATTTTCTAAATCAAATGCAGCGCCGGTATCTACCCATTGGTCTACAACTCTATGTCCACCCGGAGTGTTAAAATCATTATCTTGATGAACATAAATCTTTCCATCAACAAGTTTCAATCCGTCATTCCATTCCCATACGTTTCCGTTTAAGTCAAAAATACCTGCATTGGTTCCATCGTGTGACCAAGAAACCGGTCCTGATCCTGTTGCGATACGACCCGTTCTATCACCTGACTTAGAAACTTCTCGACCGGTTTCATATGACGCAGAGTGGTCAGAACCGTAATTGTTATTACCTCTTGGCATTGTTCCATTTTTCTTAGCCCACAATGCGATTGCAGCCCATTCCGCATTAGTCATTAAGTGCCAGCCAGCACCTTTGTTTATGCAATACTCCTTAGCTTGGTCGAAATTAATCGAAACACGGGGATCTTGTCCAGGTAACGAATAAGCTCTATTATCATGAACGATATTTTGAAATTTAGAAATCCAAATTTCTGATTTAACTACCCCATCAACAATAAAGGCTGGGTGTGGCGTGTTAGGTGCACCGTCGATTACGTCACTCAAATTAAACCGAGGAATACAAACCATGATAGACGGATTTCCTTTATCATCGTACATAACTGTATTTTTTCCGTTGCTTGCTGCTTCTACCGCTTGTCTATAGGTATCTTTTACACTTAGAATAAATGGCATTATGCTTCAACTCCTTGTTCGATATCTTCTTGAACTTGTTCATGTTTTTCAAAATACTGAGGTGGTAGTGCCCACAGTCTTAATTCGACTTGAGATAAGTCAACAGGGAGTTCAACCTCAATCATTTGGTCATTCCCTTCCTCGTCTTTTTCGCCCGATGGCTCCAAGGTGTATTTTTTTGGTGGGATGATCACATTCGCTACATACCAAGCAGAAAGACCTTCACGCATCGTTTCAAGCTGATTGTCCAAGCAAATATCTATCACTCTTTCGGTTGTGCGTTGCTTGTCTTGTAGGTTAATAGAAACTTCACCTACCGTAAGTACAGTCCCGTTTAAAACATAATTTGCTTTTGGTCCATCACTCACATGTGAAATAATCATTTAAACTCCTCCTTTTATACGTTTGGATTGATTAAAGTCCATAAAAAAGAGACCGACTTCGCTGAGCCCGTCATCTTAACTTTGAATCCGTTTTGAGTTTTGTCATAAGCTATCAGTTTTCCTACGTCACCTTCATCGTTTGTCGGTGTTAGCACAACATCATAATCAGGTGCATTTAACTGGGCGAATCCATCAAGGGAAACGGTAACGAATGGCTCTGATGATCTGAAATAACCATTATCGCTTATGTTATTCGAGATGGTTTCTCGCCCTTGTAATAACCGTTGTTTCTGGTACTTCTCAATTTCCTTTTGGTTTAGGTTTGCTAGTTGTAATGCCATTAATAGTGTTGAACCTATATCCAAATGGGATAAAAGCATACCAGTTTCTAAGTTACCTAGAGTTGGTTCAGCAACTGGTGTACCGTCAACCATGACATTTCCATTACTGTCTTTTACTTCATCTTCCCATTCCGTAGGCTCATAGGAACGTTCACGATAATCTTTAATTGTTTGCACGTTTAAGCCTCCTCTACTGAATTAATTTGATATACAAAACGAATTAATAGACCTCCGTTTTTTTCGTGGACTCTTGGTGTTATTGATTGGTCTATGACCTTATCATCTTCACCTAGCAACCTTGCCCTTGTGACAGTTCCAACTGGATCAACATAAGTGAGATAAATATCTTTAATGACTTTATCCCCTTCTAAAATAGAACGCCTTAATTTAGCTGGATAGGTCTTCCCGTCGATTGTGTAATCGCATTTAACAATACGTTTATCGATGTATTCAGCGATTTCGTCTAGGATCATCATTTTAAATCACCACCTTCTGGCCAGAAACTCTGGAACCACAAGCAAATGTTGTGGATAATCCTGTGGATACAAATGATCTCATTTCTATTTTTTTCTTTTCCAAAGATGACACGGATTTTGTATTTATTTCACCCGATTTTTTAGCTACGGATTTACCAGAAACTACATTCGTTCTTACATGAATGGTTTCTTTTTCGATAATTCCAGTCGATTTATGAGCGATATTCCCGGATTTTCTTTGTCCTGCTGGAACGTAATCGGATGATCCTATTTCTATATGGCCATTTAAATTAATAGATTCTCTTTCCACTACACCAAAAGAAGTTTGAACATCCTTACCACCACTAACAAGACCTGCAGCACGCTGGTATTTTGCACTTCCAGTTAATTGTGTGCTTTTTATCGTTATATTTCTTGGAACGGTGTGACCATGAGCATTGTGTCTAGGATAACGACCTGATTTAGTTGTTCCTGATATTAATTGCAGCGCAACCTGATTTCTCCTGATTAAATTCGACCTAACAGTGTACCCGTTAGGTTTAACGGTGAAAGAATAACCTAGATGAGACGGCTTTTCTTTTTCTAATATCCGGACTAAATCACCGAAATCATAATAATCAACGTCTGATTCAATGGTAAACGGAAGGATAAGCCTTCCCCATGCGAGTTCGATAGATGGTTCAACAGTTCTTAAGATATCGATTAATTTTGCTTTACTGCTTCGTTTTGCAGTTAAAATTCGTTTTCTGCGGTACTCATAATCGTCAATGTCGTCCAGCACCGGTAATCGATAGCGCTTTTCCCACTCACCTAAAGACCAAGTGGCTGTTCTAATAAAAAATTGGTCTAGTAAACTATCAACGTCACTATCTAGTTTGTCGAATTTCTTACCTTCGACTCTAGCAATTTCTTGCATTTGCTTTAATCTAGCGAAATAGTCTGGCAACATTTCTAACAATATATCTTTATTCATTAGAAAATCACCTCGCCTAAATCGACCAATTCAATAACGTCTAGGGCAAGATTATTTCTGGATCCATTTATTAATAAATCGCCCATATCAAGTACGCCCGGTGCTCGAATAATTTCGCCCACAGCTTCACGAATCCGAACAACACCACCCGGATTAATATTAATTAAGTAATTTCGTAAAGCTTCTTTAGCGTTAGACCTCACTTGTTCCATGTTATATCCTTGTTCTGCTACCAAATCTGGAATTTCCGCAGTTATATAAGTAATACTTGCTGTTGCAATCGTTACTTTTGCGCCCGGGGGAGCCTTGCCTTCCCCTAACCCCCTTGCGCCCGGATCGATTAATTCTTGAACCTCATCAACTAGGGATTGTGGTGCTTGTTTACCTTCGGGGGTTAAAATAACAACTCTTACGGTACCGTATCCTTTCCAAAGTGGTTCAGGGAGGACGTTACCAACCCCCGGCACTTCTTTAGCCCAACGGATATAATCAGCGTTATTTCCGGGTCCCGGTGAATTTTCTATTTTCTCCCAATAACGATTTAGCAAAGATTCATCGGATTCATCGTCAATCCCGTCTACATCGTCATCATGTTTATACACCATGGATATTGATTCCAATCCATCTATATCTTCGACTGGCAGAATCGTTTCAGGGTTGTATATGGCAGTCACCCTACCCCTTTCTTCTGATTCAGCTTTAAATACACCCGGAATATTGATAGTCTCTTTTGCTACAAAGTAAATTTCATCAACAAAAAAACGATCACCCTCAGTAATTTGTCCGGATGATCCATTTGTTTGGAAGTGCCTAATAGAAGAAGTAGCGTAATTTTTAATTACCCCTTCCTCCTCAGCTATCATTTCTAAATATTCACCCTCACTTGTTTGAGGAAACCCAAGAACTAGGACTTGGTCTAGAGAAGCGTACTTTTGTGCCAGTTTTGCTGCAGCAGGTGCTAGGGCGTTATAAATAATACTACCTTCCCTTTTATCCATATCGTCTGGCACATCATCTAACATTTCTTGCAAAATGACTTCATATGTCATATGCTCAAACATCTATTCAAACACCTCCTCCAGTTCCAATATCCCTTCTGAACTATGAACAATGAAACGAACATGAAAAGCGTCATCAATATGTTCGACGTTGAAGTCTGTGACATCAGAAATGCGCTCATCATAAATAAGCGCCTCTGTGATAAGACGGGGCAATTCCATTTTTTTAAATTCGACAGTCACTTCTTTATCAGATAGCAAAGCTTCAATTTCGTTGCCTTCATCCGTTGAATATATTGGATAAACATATCTTGGAGTCCGTAACCTCGTATGAACAAATTGACTAACCGCATCAAGCCCTTCGATAATTTCACTTGTGATTTCGTTTTTTTCAAAGTCGATTCGATAAGTCCTTAGTGGTTCGATTGTTTCCTCTTCACTATTTAAATCTGGTACAGAAACTTCCGGTGATAATGCCATCTAATCACCTCTCAAAATCTATCAATAATAAAAAATGATTGCCCACCTTGTACGACAGCAACCATTACTCTTTCCCCAACTTTAAGCTCGTCCGTAAATTCAATTTCTGCATCTCTAAGCGTTATTGATGTAATGTTATGCGTATGCGATGGATCCCCAGCAGCCGTCATTGATTCACTTACATTCGAACTAGAGATATTTGCTTTTCTTTTATGCCTCTTTAGGTGTTCAGGTACCGTTATGAACTGGCTAGGGATGATTAGCTTGTTATTATTTTTTAGCTTTAACTTTATGTTTGGTGGAGCACTGTAAACTTCACCTTCGATAAACTCGAATGCTCCACCTGCATTCATTGCTTCTACGGCCATCTTTTTAATAATTTGATTCAAACTCATTAAATCACCTCTGGTAAGGTGTTTTCTTCGATTAATTTCAGTTTCATATCGTGCCTTGAACCTTTGAAATAATGCGTGTCAGTATCTACATAAAATGTTCCTTTTTCGTTTAGATCATTCTCGATCACATAGATAGGCATGCCACTTACGACTTCATCGATTCCGAGAGCATCTATTCCAAATGTTTTTTTAACACCTTTATTCTTTTCCAAAGTAGTTTTGGCCATTGACGTCAACTTGCTTTTATTCACATTTTCCGTAACCCTCTCGAAATGCTGAAGAACCCCATATTTTTGTTTCCCTGCATTATCCGTCACAGTAACGGTAATAGGGTTTTTATCATCGCCGCTTACCATTTTTACTCTGGTTGCAGTCTCTTCAATGGATGTCGAATAATTGTAATCAATAATGTTCACGCCTGTTTCTAGTACCCATTGATTTTCGATAGGTTTCACTTCTTTTAGGTGGAGAGCGCCCTTGTCGGACGAAATCCTGAACCTTCTACCAGATTCCTTTGAAGTATTAACCAACGACTTTAAGATGATGTCGTATAGAGTGGTTTCGTTTTGAAAAATTTCGTTCAATTTAACACCTGTATTAACGATTGTCCCGTAAGGTATTTGAAAATCCTTACAGATACGAGTAACGATTTCCGATGCTCTCTTGTTTTCGAACACATAAATGTCTTTGTTCAACAACAAGTACTGCAGCATATCGTAAGCGACCAGTGTTAATAATCCGCTTTTTGTACGATCTCGACTAAAAACAGTACCTCGAAATAACTCTTTTTCATTCCACCTAAAAAGGACGGTATCCCCCTCTTCCACTTTCGTGTATTGGTGACCGCCCTTATCCGTATATAAGATATTCGCCATTATTTTTCTAGCAGATTTATATCGTTGGCCTGACCACGTGATAGATTCGGTTGGAATTTCTACTATGTCATTGGTACGAACTTTAAATAATTCGATCATGGTATTTTCAACACCTGCCCCGGATAAATCCAGTGACCTGGGTCTTTTCTGTTCCGCTTATCTCTTTTTATGAGCATGTCTTTATTCGATTTAACATTCCATATTTTGCTCCATTGAGCACCATTCCCATAGTATTTACGAGAAATCGCCCAAAGTGTGTCCCCACTTTTTACCTTGTATGTTTTTCCTTTAGGTTTAACTGCTGGTCTTGTTTTCTTTGGGGGCGTAGGTTTATCTATCTTCACCTTAATTTTCCTAACAGTGGTGAATTTGTACTCTTTAAGTGCAATATCATAACGGATATCGCCCACAGCTCCACCCTCTTCACGATAGTTGAAACTATCAACGGAAACAGGAATATTGATAGATGTACCTGTAACTAAGAACCTTAATGGTTCTTTTGAATTCTTCCATTTTTCAATCCGGTTTATGATATCCCACGGTTTTGGTGGATTACCATACTCAACTAATGGACTCAAATGAGCCGGAAAAAAAGACGAAAACTGAAACATTTTCGCCGTCGGGTCCTGTAATATCGTTATTTCTCCTAAATTCGATATATCGATGTTTTCGTTTTTAGATCCATTTGTTATACCGAGTGAGGTGGGGAGTACTGGCAATCTCAGTCTCTCTCTATTGTCATTTGTTGAAATCCAAAATTCATAGACGCTTTTAGTCATAAACTACCATCTCCCCTCCCTCTGCATATTCATCTTCAAGCGCTTTTTGGATGATGGCCACAATCTCTTCGCCAAATTGACTGATATCAATATCGCTATTGAAGTGATTGTCTCCGGTAATTTGAACAATGATGTCTCGTATTTTTCCTTTTACCTGTTGTGTTTTACCACCAGAATAAATTACGCTTGCCATTTGTTCTTCTGGTACTGTTGAATTACCAGAAACCATATCCACGCTTTCTTGATGGGAATATACTTCTGCACCTCGAGGTAATCGGACTAATTCCGGACCACGTTCACCAACCCAAGCCATTTCAGACCTGTTTAACGGTCCGTTTGTCCCTCTCCAATAACCTTTATATGGACCTCCTTGCATCATGCTCTTGATACCGGGAACGTTAAATACGTTACCATAACGGCTTTTAATGTAATTAATTGCCGCTACAGCGTTATGGATTGGGTTGAAAATGTCATTCATACCCTTTCCTTTGTATGCCTCAAACGTTGGCCCAATTGTCTGCATTAATCCTTTTGAGGGGATGCCCCTTTGTGCGTTAATATCCCAGTTGTTTTGCGCCAGTGGATTACCGCCCGACTCTTTTTGAGCGATAATACCTAATGGACCAAGCCATGAAGCCGGAACTCCTGTAATCATCATTGCTGCTTGTAACCAAGATTGTACATTGCCTCCAATAGAAGCCATTCCTGAGAATGCTGCAGCTAATGAACCGGCTTGTTTTTCAGCAAACTTCTTAATATCAACCTTTCCAAGCCCTTTTACAATACCGATTGAAGCAAATTCACCAAGACGCATCATAACTCTTGACGGGCTATGGATTCCTAGTTCTTCTTTGAACGTTTTTTCCACTTGCTCCGCTAAATATTTAGCAGCATCTCTTACTTTCGAGCCTTCTGAACGCATCCCAGAAACAAATTCTGATGCTGTTCCAGATCCCCACACAGAACCTTTTGTTTTTGTTTCATCGAAAGGTGTGTGTACATTAGAAACAAGATAAGGCTTTGTACCTGTTGCAGTAGCATTTTGACCCGAACGGAAACCACTAATAGTTCCAGTTCCCCACTTGGAAGCACCGCCCTCGATAACTTCAAATGGATACTTAACCTCTTTATTCAAGTGGTTAACAGTGTTTGTCCTTGTTGCGTTTTGTCCTGAAGCAAATGAATTTACAGTTCCAGCACCAAAACCAACCGCTTCTTTTACCACGGTTGTCATAGGTTGTTGAATATTACGTTTTTTCCAGTTGTCTAGAGAAACAACATTACCGTTTATTCCTTCTGCAACCGATTGAGAGAATGATTCTCCGTACTCACTAGCTTGTTTTTCGATTCCTTGAGCAGAAACCTTATTCACGTTAACAGAAGCCGAAATAACAGCACTCTGTGCGTTTGGTGCTACCGCTTTAACAGTTCCACCAGCAAGACCGCCGTCTGCATATGCTTGAATACCTAACATTCGACCTGTCTTATTGTATAGATCCAATGCTCTGCCACGTCTTTGTTGGGATAATGGAATAATCATTTCTGGTCCAGCTTCACCAACAAGGCCTAAGTGCGGTCTAGTTATTAAGCCACCACGAGCGTATTTTTTAGCAGCCTCTTGTCCTGTTTCACGACCGCTTGAAAAACGCTCTTTCACATCATCAACTAATCCAGACACCCAGCTACCTACACCGCTTAGTTTTTCCTCTGCCCAACCTCGAACAGAATCCCACTTACCTTTCCACCATTCACCGTCGAATAGTGTGTCTCCTAATTTGGTTTTAACACTGTCCCAAACCTCCTGCGCTCCGTCCCATTTTTCTTGCGCCCAGCTGACAGTGTCATCCCAATTTCCCTTCCACCATTCTCCGCTGAAAATAGTGTCTTGCATTTTGGTAGTTACGGAATCCCAAACTGCTTGTGCAGAATCCCATTTTTCCTGTGTCCAACCTTTTACGGATTCCCACTTGCCTAGCCACCAGTCACCACTGAAAACTGTCTCAGCAAATTTATCCTTGACTGAGGACCATATAGATACAGCTGAGTCCCACTTCTCTTGAGTCCAGCCTTTTACAGAATCCCACTTACCGGACCACCAATCCGCACTAAATACGGTTTCGGCAAATTTTGTTTTTACTGATTCCCAGATAGCCACGGCAGAATCCCATTTTTCGGAAGTCCAAGTCTTAACGCCTTCCCATTTTTCTCCCCACCAATTAGGATCGAACATGGTACCGGCAGTAACTTCTTTGACGGATTGCCATTTCTCAGACCACCAATCTCCACTGAAGATGGTTCCTTCTAAGAAACCGTAGACCTTACCAGCTTGTTCAGCCCACCAGCCAGCGCTAAAAATGGTAGATGTGGTCG